GCGCTAGGTGACCGCGCAGCCGATCACCGTGTCACTCCTCGGCGAGCCGGTCGCCTTCGCCCGCATGCGCATCGCCGCCCGCACCGGCGCCCACTTCGTCCCCGCGCCGCAGCGCAACGCCATGGCCGCGCTCCGCATCGAAGCCGCCAACACCATGCTGCACATGGGCGCCGCCGTGCTCGACGAGCCGGTGTCGGTCGAGCTGCTCGCGGAGCTGCCGATCCCGGCAAGCTGGAGCAAAAAGCGCCGCAATCTCGCCATCTTGGGGCTCATCCGGCCCGGCACCCGACCCGATCTCGACAATCTTTTCAAGTTGGCGGCCGACGCCATGCTAAATGGAGTGGTGGCGCGCAATGACACCTTAGTGGTGGAGATCCACGCGCGAAAAATCTACGGGCTCCAGCCGAAACTGGTGGTAACAGTGTCACCGCTTGCGGTGGTGCAGCCGGCACTTAAGCTGGAGGCCGCATGATGCGCGCCGGCACCATCTTCAGCGGCATCGGCGCACCGGAATGCGCAGCCCCCGGCATCGACTGGCGCTGGGCCGCGGAGATCGACCCGTTCGCATCCGCCGTGGCAATCGCCTTCGGCGGCAACAACACCGCCGGCCCGATCGATGTCGCCACCGCCTGCAACGCGCACGGCGGCCCGCACGGCAGGTGCGATTTCGAGAGCGAGACGTTCGTCGCCCACAGCCTGCGCGCGGACGGCTTCGACGCCTCCGAGGACGGCACCGGGCGCGGCACGCCGCTGATCGCGACAGGCTTCTACCAGAACATGGGATCGCACGGAGGCGGCGCATACGAGGACGCTTCGCCCACGCTCAAGAGCGACACGCACGCCGGCAACATCCCCGCCGTCGCCCATCTCGACGTGCCCCATCGCGGCAAGCCAGCCGCAGACGGCCCCCGCTACCGCGCCGTGGGCAACAGCATGGCCGTGCCCGTCATCGGCTGGGTGCTGTCCCGCGTGCAGCAGATCGCCGCCGCATCGCTGGAGGAGGCAGCATGAGCACCCACTCCTCCTACACCGGCCGCTATACACGCTCGGGATATGCGTCATCACGGTTCAGCGACCACGAGATCGCCACCGTGCGAACCATGCGCGCCGCCGGCTGCGGCCTCAAAAGCATCGCCGCCGCCCTCGGCCGCGCCAAATCCGCCGTCGCCCGCCATATCCCCCCGGACGCTCACGACGGCTGGGATGCGGTGCCGCCGACCCCGCCCCCCAGCGACGACGCCTCCCTCTATGCCCGCTGGCAAGCCCGTATGCCCGACATGCGCGAAGCCATGCGCAAAGCCGGGGCACAGCCGTGAGCCGGCAGGTCCGCGCCGATGTCCACGAAACCATCGCCCCGTGGCGATCCAACGGCATGCGGCCGCCAACCGCATGGTGGTTGCTCACCGGCGTAACCGATTGCGACGCCTCGTGGTTCCGCGTCGAGCAGTATATGTCCGCCTGGCTCGCCTCACGCGAGCAATCCGCCCTTCAGAGCGTCGGATGAACCGGATGAGTAAGCCGGCCGATACATGGATGCCGCTCTATATCGGTGACTACCTCGCCGATACCCAGCATTTGTCGGGATCGGAACACGGCGCCTATCTACTGCTGATCATGGCCTATTGGCGCAACGGCGGACCCCTGCCTGACGACGACCGCGCCTTTACCCGGATAACCCGGTTCGACCCCCGCACCTGGCGGAAAATCCGCCCGGCGCTCGAGCCTTTCTTTATCATAGACGACCCAGTTGTGTTGCACTCGCAAGACCCAAATTTGTTGCACACGCAAGACCCCATTTGTGCTGCACACGCAAGACCAAAATTGTGGCGCCACAAACGCATCGACGCGGAGCTGGAAAACGCAGAAAAGCTAGCAAATGCAAAGCGTAAAGGTGGCAAAGCCGGCGCCGCCAAACGCTGGGGAGCCGATAGCACACCCATCGATCTGCCAATAGCTTCGCGCGCGCCCGTCTTACCTTCACCTTCACCTTCACCTTCTCTTCCTACAGTTTCTAAAGAAACTGAGAGAGAGAGCCGCGCGCGCGAGGCGCCCGGCAAAGTGGCTCTCTCTCAAAGTGATTTTAATCAGTTTGAAATTAGCGAAGAGCTGATCGCGGAAGCCGCCGAAGCCAGAGCCGACGCCAAACTCGCTCCGGTCAATCTGCGAGCCGAAGCGGCCAAGTTCGTGCTGTCGAAAGCCGCCAAAGATTACGACGGCTGGATGCGATGGGCTCTCATCGCCCGCGCCGACCTCAATCCGCCGCCTAACGGTCACGACCCGCCAAGCTACAAACCCGATGTCCCAGACGGCCCGCCACCACCCCTCAATTGGCGCGATCTGCCGGAGTACAATTCGTGAGCGAATACCAGTTCCAACCCGCCCTCGATAAGCAGAAAGCCACCGGCTTCGCTTCCCTCACCACCACCGAAAAGTGGGAGTGGCACGCCGATGTCTACGGCTTCCGCCGCGTCTGCCTCGGCATCCATGCAGAGCAGAAAACCTCACCGTGCGACCAATCCGGCAAGTGGTTCGAGCCCGCCAGAGCCAATGTAGCCGAAGCCCACTACCGCGAGCTGTTCGGCCGCAAGCGAGAGCAAGCCCCCTATCCAATCCACCGGAGCGCCGCAGAATGACCCGCAGGGCATTTGAAACCATGACCTGCGACCGCTGCAAACACGAAGCCGCCATCCCCGTTGACGAGGCCTACCGCAATTGGCAAACAGTCGGCTTCCCGCATGTCAGCGGCGGGTTTATCGGATGCGGCATCATGCCCCCAACCTTCGATCTCTGCCCAGATTGCCGAGGAGAACTGATCACTTGGTGGGAATACAAATACCCCTTCGGAGGCAAAGCATGACACCGCTCGCCCCCAGCGCCGAACGCCGCCAGCACAGCCGCGTGGTCCGCGACCGAGCCCAAATCGCCGACACCGCAGGCCGCATCGGCGTGCCCTGGCGAGCCGAAGGATTGCTCGCCAAGCTCGAACGCAACGGCAGCATCACCGCAGCGCAGCGGGCCGCCGGCGAGCAATTCCACAGCCTGTTCAGAGCCGCCGCCAGCGACCCCCTGAAGGCCACAGACCCGTCGCGAACCCACGTCAGCGGCGCCCGCGGATTGGCTCAGCAGCTCGGCTCCCTCTGGGCCAAGACGTCGCTGGATCGCGCCATCGACGCCCTCGGCGGCCTCGCGTCACCAGCAGGAGCCTGCGCCTGGCACGTGCTGGGCAACGACTGCAGCATGCGAGACTTCGCACTGCGACGATCGTGGTGCGGTGAAGCCGTCCATCCGCACGTCGTCAAAGGCGTGCTCTTGAGCACGCTCGGCACTCTCCAAAACCATTTCAGGATGTGACACCGTGACCGCATCACCCACGACAACGATGACCGACGTTATCAACGAGGCGCGTGTCGCCATCAAGGCGACGGCCGCTAATGTCCTCTCGTTCAAGGGTATGGGGATGACCAATGGCGAAGCCATCGCCAATGTGATGCTCGCCTATCGGCACCTCGAGGACGCATCAATGAGGCTGGGTAAGGTCATTCAGGCTATCGACGGAGGTATCAGCGTCTATGACAGACGCACCACCGTTGAGGTCTCCGATTGTGCTTGACTTGTGCGCTGAAACGCTAGCAATGGTGCCAGGCTGTGCAATCCAGCACTAATCCTGCCATGCAAAATGCTGCTCCCGCTAAACGCGGCGGGCGTAATGGCGTCCATATCCTCTCCGATCACCTGATAGAGGAAATCCTCGACCGCGTCTGTACCGGCGAAAGCCTCCGCTCTATCTGCCGCGACCCGCGCATGCCGGACGAAAAGGCTGTGCGTAAATGGATAAGGAAACACCCCGACACCATTGGTCCGCAGTACGCGCAAGCAAGAGAAATGGGCCTTGAAAGCATCGCCGAGGAGGTTATCGAGATCGGCGATTCTGATATACTTATCAATGGCTTACCCGATAACGCACTGGTTCAGCGCAACAGGCTGATGTGTGACAACCGCAAGTGGCTGTTATCCAAGCTTCTGCCGCGCCAGTTCGGTGACAAAGTCACCCAGGAGCTGACCGGCGACCCGGATCGGCCGCTGGTTACGATGATCCAGTTGGTGCCGGTGGCGCCCAAGCGTCTGCCTAAGCCGGATGCCGACGAGTAGCTGTCCGCAACATGCTTGCAACACGGCAAAATACGCACAGCATTATCAACAGGTTATGCTACGAATAGCGGATAGGGATTCCCCTGCTCCCTCGCGCGCGTAACTAAAAGGCAAACCCGATGGCAGCCAACCCGATCGTCGAAGCCCCGAAGAAACCCACCACCACCAAGGCGCCGCAGCCCAGCAAGCCGCCGGTGCACCGCTCCCCCTCGGTGAAGGCGGCCCGGCCCCGCAGCAACCCTCGAGGCAGGTGACGGGGCCGGGCCACCCCCTGACAGGATTGGTTCCATGTCGGCGGCTGACGGCCCCGCACCACATTTGTGTGCAGCAAGCGTCACCGAATATTTTTTTTCTGAAACTCCGCAGCATTTTCCGTCACCACCACAACCGCCGTCACTTCCACCACCGGAGTCCCCGATGTGTCATTGGTTGCCCTTGTCGTCAGCATATCGGTGATGGTGGTGACGGTGACGGCAGGCGGCGCGGTGGTGATACCCTTCACCTCGATGAGCAACTGCACCACGGCGCTGGCCTACGTCCTGAAGCAAGCCAGTGTCAGTGCAGCCTTCTGCGTTGACACCAGCCGGGTGCCGGTGCGGTGACAGCGCAGAGCATCGAGCTTCCGGAGAAGCTGATCCCGGTCTTCAGCGGGGAGGCGCTCTACCGCGGCGCCTGGGGCGGCCGCGGATCGGCAAAAAGCCGATCCTTTGCGAAGATGGCGGCGGTATACGGCCTCAGATGCGCGATGGCCAACCAATCAGGGGTGATTGTGTGCGGCCGGGAGTTTCAGAACAGCCTCGATGAGAGCAGCATGGCGGAGATCAAGCTGGCGATCGAGAGCGAGCCTTGGTTGGCGGGCCACTACGAGGTTGGCGAGAAGTACATACGGACGCGTGACGGCCGCATCGATTTCAGCTTTGTCGGGCTGCGGCGCAACATCGAATCGGTCAAATCCACCGCCCGCATCCGCCTTCTGTGGGTGGACGAGGCGGAGCAGGTATCGGAGATAGCGTGGCAGAAGACGATTCCGACGGTACGGGAGACCGGATCGGAGATTTGGGTGACGTGGAACCCGGAGCGGCGGGCCAGCGCGACCAACC